CCTCTTGTGCTACTTCCGACATGGATTAACTCCAAGAATAAACCCAATGAACCCATTGGTAGGTAATTCGTATTACAAACTGTTTCCCAATAGTTGTCAACTATTTGCTATTTGTTGCTCCTGTTGCAAGAACGGGTTGTCTGTTCGGTTAACCTCACGTTCCGCAAACGCGGCTACTTGAGCCTGTTCCGCGTCCTTCTCGGCTATGACCTGACGCAACTCGCCAACGTCCATCCGTTTTAAGAGCATCTTTGTTATCGCATCCAGCTCGGCCTTGTTCTGATTGGCCTGAGAGTTAAGGATCTGCTGGTTGACCTTGGCCTCGTTAATCGTGTCGGTGTTGTAAGCCCGCGAGGTGACATCCATGAGCTTGCGCTTGGTCTCGCCATCCTGACGTAACAGTTCAACGTCACTTCGGTACTGCTTCTCAAGCTCCATCGCCGCAATCATTTGTTGCATATCGGCAATCTGCTTCTGGGCTTGCATGAGCTGCATCTGGATCTGGGGCGGGATGTCTGACTTCTCGTCAATCTGGGCCAGCGGGTTGTTAGCCGCCAGACGGTCGGCGATGACCTCCGCACCCGGAAAGTCCATGTTGCGGAACACCAAGTCACCCGCAAGGTTAAAGAGTTCCTGATTGGTAGAAATCATGGGCATCATGGCCTCGACAGCCTCCTGACGCTTGCTCTGGTAGCCGGGGCCGGTGTCCATGTAGACATCGTATTCGCCCACGGTTACGTCATTAAGAACCTTTTCCACGCCCATCTCGTCTTGGACTCGCTCGTTGACCGTGACCATCTCAGGTTTCCCATCGTAGCCGATGATCCGCAGAACTCGCTCCCGGTCGTAAATCTTGGGGATCAGGTCTAGGATGATCCGACCCGTGTGTTTCATAGACCGCACTAGGTTGTCGTAGTAGTGGAAATTGGTCATGTCCTGTTGCATCTGCTGACCGCGTATGGCCTTGCCAGACATATTTCCTTGGGGCAACTGGGACGGGTCAAAGATACCGACTACGCTTTGGAGATCCTTGTCGATGGACATCGCAGCCGCAATAACCCCGGCGGGCGGTGGTTCTGGCTGGAGTCGCTGTGGGGCTGGAGCTTCTTTTCCATTGATGTCTGTCTGCTTGTAGCGCAAGACCGGCATGGACTTGATGTTGGCTTGCGCCCACTCGTTCTCGTGGCCTTCGTCCTGACCTTCCGCAAGGAGCCACTTGGCCTTGGGAGCCAGAGCTATGCTCTCGGTCAAGCTGGTCTGCCAGTAGTTGTACATACGCTGTGCGTCCTTGGCGTTACGCACCAAGCCGTACTTTTTGCGTTTGTCCTCGACCGTAAGCATCTGACCGTAAACCGGAACCACGGGGATGTAGCGTCCTACCCAATCGCGTTCCTCAAGAATCTCTAGGCCGGTGAGCTTGCACCACTTGATCTGCTTACGCATGGTCTCGCGCTCTCCCACCACCATGATCCCAGCCGCAGCCATAATCTCAGGGCTTGGAGCCTCGTCCTTGTAGACCTTTGTCCCGTCAGACAGGAGCAGTAACTTGGTCTTTTTGCGCTCAACGTAGAAATACTCGGCTACCCGGATGTCCTCTTTCTGTACCCAATCGGGGTCAAAGTCACCCGTCCCGCGCTGGTTGAAGTCACCGCCGTCATCAGCGTCTGGGTACTGAACCTTAAAGTCGGCCTTCGACATCAGGGTGGTAATCAAGACCTTCTCAGCGTCTGAGCCGTCTGGCTGAATTGAGTTCGGGTCAAAGTAGACCGAGAACGGGTTATCGATGGGCTTAATGTAGATTTCTTGATCAAACGAATCCTCGCGGACGTAATCCGTGATCACCCGCCAATAGCCCCAGCCCACCCTAACCGCGTACTCACCGGCGGTATCGTAAGCCGTGTCAGCGTCTGAGTTGACCTCGATATGCTTAAAGATCCCGGTGATGATGTCCGCAACCTTTGCATTAGCCTCCGAGTTCATGGAGTGAGCCCGCATCCGGGGGCGGGACTGACGCATCTGGTTCACAATCTGGCGCACATAGGCATCCAGTTTGTTGATGGTCAAGCAGGGTCTGGCCTCAAGGTGTCGGGAGTTCTGAACCTCGATGGGCCATTGGTCACCTGTGGAAAACTTTAGGTCATCGAGACCCTTTTGCCGGTTTTCGGTGTCAGCCTCGTTGGAAAATTTGAGAAAGTCTATCGCTTCCTGTATGCGGGAGTCCGCAGGGATAGCACTCGGAACGTCTACTTTTGCCATGTTTTAGCCCATCCATGAGCCCGGAATCTGGTAGACCGGCTTCTTTGGCCCTGCCTTCCGGGGTTCGTTTACCACCAATCCAATGTACCGAAACGCATCCGCACCGTGTGAATAAATGTCGTGCAGAGGCGATTTCGAGAACTGTTTCGTATCTGGATCAACATCATACCGATAGTGCCTCAGACATTGTAGCCCCTGATAGCAATTTTCTTTATCAAAGTAGCACTTCTGGAAAATCGTGCGGGCTGCGTTGATTGAGTCCGTGACCGGTACTCTCGGTAGGATCTGAACCTTGTAATTCGCTCCACGGACTATGTCCGCAATCGACCGACCGGCAGCCGCTAAGGTCGTGTTCTCAGCGTCATGTGGTAGCCAGATGGTGTCGTAAACGTAGCCCAAGGACTGCAACTGGGCCAAGTAGTAGCTCATGGTCTTTTGGTTGTCCTCAAGGTATCGGATCAACCGGATCTCAAACCCTATGAACTGTACGAACCATATAGCCGTGTTGTCTGCCCAGCCCAAGTCAAATACCGCGTGGACGGGCTTGATAGCGTCATACGGAACTTTGGTGATCCGACCGTCCATCTCTGCCATGTTCATCTCTTGGGCAAAGACCGCCCCATCGACCGTCCGTCTGCATAAGCCTTCCCAGACGTTTAGGTAGGCGTTGTGGTCGTGGATCTCGAGGTTCTCTTTTTCCTCCCGCAGGGTCTGAGGGAACCACGGGTTATCGCGCCATGTAATCTTCTGGACTATGGCGTTCTCAGGCGGGCTGATCACGAACCGCTGGTAGGTCTCGTCCGTCTCCAGCTCCGGGTTAAAGGTTACCCATATCTCTGAGTTATCCCTACGGATGGTTGGGATCAGGACGTTCCAGCTAGTCTTGGAGATGGTCTGGGCTTCTTCGCACCAGCAGATGTCCACGCCCTCAAAGGACTTGATAGACATTATGTTGTTCTTGAGTCCCGCAAAGAAGAACTCGGTTCCGTTCTTGCCCTTGATCGAGGTGTTGGTTACCTCGTAGAACTCGGATAATCCTAATTGCTCAATCTGGTCGGCTAGGAGCTTATGGACTGAGTCCTTGATCGAGACCTGAAACTCACGGGCACAGAGAATCCGTAGCGGGTCTTTGGCTCCCTTGATCAGCAGGGCTCTGGCTACTCCCCAAGACTTCGCTCCCCCTCGGCCTCCGTAGAGAACCTTATAACGCTTGGGCTCAAAGAGACACGCAAGTTTTACCGGGAACTCTGCCTTGGCTACCGCCTGTTCCAGCAGCTCGCGGTCAGACATCTATGGTTTCTGGCGGTTTAATGAACGTGACCTGAATAGCGTTCAGTAACGGTGTCCCGTCCGCGTTCTCCATCTGGTTGATCTGGATCGCCTTGCCGTCTAGCCGGTCTATCACTTCCTTCACAGCCCAAGCCTCTCCCAGCTCTGCCTGAGTAAGTAAAGATTCAACGATCCTTGGTAGTCTCTGAGGGTTTTGTACCAAAGCTTTTCGCAAAGCATCTTGGAACATCTTCCCCTTAACTGCATTAGTGTTACCTATCGGTGCGGCCATATTGATTAACTCAATCTATAAGTTCCTGACACGGAATTGGAAATGTAAACTATTCTCGTTTAGATTGCAACCTATTTATATCCTAAATATCTCATTAGGGGATCAAAGTCTTGTTCGGTAAATTTGGGTTGTTCTGCCCCAACAAACTGCTCTAGCGGGTCTTGGCTTTGTGAGACTAACGGAACCGGTGGCGCACCAACGAACATGGACTTGCCAAACTTCTTGAACAATTCCTTTCGTTCTTGGTCATTAGAGTAGAAGTGGATGTCGTTCAGACCTTGGCTCCGCAAGTAGTCAATCGACCGTTTGGGCGTGTTTGCTGGAATGATTGCCCCTTGGAACTCTGACACCGATACCCCTCTTTGGGGCTTGATCTCAAAGTATTCGGTAGGCAATTTTTGCAGTTTCTTAATGAACTGGCCTACTTCTGCCTTTAGTCCCTCGTCCGCACCAGACTTGAATCTATCCAGCAAGTTGATGTTTTTGGCCTGACCAATATCATATAAAACGTCCTCACCGCCATAGCCGTAGCCTTTTTGGTCGCGCAGATTGTCAATCTTGGCTATCAATGATTGGTACTCGTCAGACACCTGATTTTTCAGCTCTGTAAATTCTTCTTTGGGGACAATCTTGCCCCTCGCAGCCTTGACGTTTTCTAGGTTGCGGAACTTGGGGGACGCAACTGCCCGTAGATTTCCGAGCCCGTAGTTGAAGTTCTCTGAGCCAGCGCCACCTTTCATTTCCTTAACAAAGTTTTCCAACGTGGCTGGGGCGTAGCGCCGATTCCCTGCGTTTGTGTATCCTTTGAAAAGCCGTTCCTGAACATTTACGCCAGCTTCCGGTAATTTTTGATCAAAAGCCGCAAGCCAATCGGCATATTCAGACTTTAAGTTAGACATTTTTTGTTCGATGGCTTGGGCATATTCCCATTTTTTGTCAAATTCTTTCTTGTCTGGCAACATCCCTTGTTCTTTTAGGAACTTGACCTTCATTACTTCTGAATACCCTCTGTCACCCCAGTTGTCTATCAAACTGTAAACTTTTCGGTTTGCGTCAGAATCGGGCAAATCGTCAGCTATGTCCGCAAACATATTCTTGAGGTTCTTCACAGATTTATCGTCAATGATGTAGTTTATGTTTGGAGTTCTAGCCGTGTACGCATCAAAGCCAAACACAGGATTCTTTGCTGACGGGGTTGCCATCTCTTTAGACCCAATCAGAGATATGTCTCCAAACCCCATCATTGGGTTTTCTACGTTAGAAATCGCAATGGATGGGACGGGCATCCCACCTAACTTCTCTACTTTGGCTAGTTTTTCTGGGCTAATGTTGTGATGCACAATCATTTCTTTGCCCGCCTCTACACCCGGAACAAAAGACTCTCTTGTTACCTGACGTAATGGCAAAGTACCCGCAGGGGCCGTCCTAGCCGACATTCCTAACGCCCCTATTGGGACTGATCCGCTGGTCGCAAGACCGCCTCCAAACATATTGAGCGCCGTGTTTAGGGCTTCTTCCTCGTCCAGAACCTCACCCCTCGCAGCTCGTCCGGGTGCTTTTATGGCACGAATAAAGTCATAGAGGACTTTCGGGGCAATGACATCAGGCATAAAGCCCTTCTTGCCCTCAAACATGACGGAGTTCTGCATCTCAGGGCTTACACCGTAATCAGACGCTAAGCTACCCCGCATCCGGGGCATCAAGGCTAGACGCTCTACCTTCGGGTCAAGGTTAAATAGCTCCGAAAGCGTAGGCATTACTTCTTACCTTTTGTACCCTTTTTCGCAGCCTCGCGCTTTGTTGCATACGCTATCGCAACCGCCTGTTTGACCGGTTTCCCAGCCTTGACCTCGGTCTTGATGTTCTGCTTGAACGCCT